GCCAATCACCGTTCACGAGCATCGGGCTCCTCAGCGAACAGATCGATCAGCTCCACCATGGGTAAGCGCGGTCCGGCACCGAAACGGGAAGCCCAGCGGCGACGCCGGAACAAGCCGACCACACCAGTCGAGCAGGTCCCCGCTCCCGGGAAAGTCGAGCAGCCACCACCCATGGCCGACTGGCATCCCAGAGTCAAGGACTGGTGGGAATCTCTCGCCGAGTCCGGTCAGGCCACCTACTACGAGCCATCAGATTGGGCGACCGCGGCGATCGTCGCCGAGTCGATGAGCCGCGACCTCAAACCACGAGTTGTCGGCGTCAACCTGGAGGGGGTCCCGGTCAAGGCCAAGGTCCCGATGTCCGGTGCCAGCCTGTCCGCCTACTTGCGGGCCATGACCGCGTTGATGGTGACCGAGGGCGACCGGCGGCGGGCCGGCCTGGAGATCGAGCGGGCCGGGCGCACCGACACCGAGGAGGCCGCCAGTGTCGAATGGCTCGACGCAGCTCGCGCACGCCGAGGTCGCACCGGCTGACCGTCTGGTCACGCTGCCGCCGTGGCCGTGGGATCTGGTCGACCCGACCGCGCCCCGCACCCTCGGATGGCACGCCATCGCCTGGGCCGAGGGAGGCAAGGGGTTCCCCAACATCCCGCCGGGCTGGCCGGGACTGATCCAACCGAACGGGCCCCGATCCGGTCGACCCCTGCAACTCACCCCCGACCAACAGACCTTTCTACTGTGGTGGTACGCGCTCGGCGACGACGGCCACTGGATCTACCACCACGGCGCCCGCCGCCTAGCGAAAGGCAGCGGAAAGTCCCCGTTCGCCGCGATCATGGCCTTGATCGAGTTCCTGGCCCCGGTTCGTCTGGCACGGTTCGACGACGGGGCCCCCGGCGGGTGTGTCGCACGCCCGGTCGACATGCCGCTCGTTCAGATCGCAGCGACCGCCGAGTCACAGACAGCGAACACAATGCGGATGGTGCGGGCGTTCGCGCCGAAGCGTGGCCACGTCGTCGAGTTCTACGACATCGACTGGGGCAAGACCGTGTTCTACCGCGTGCCTGAGGGGACGCTGCAGGTGATCACGTCGTCAGCGTCGGCAGCTGAGGGTGCTGAGGCGTCGTTCATTGTGGCTGACGAGACCGAGCATTGGCGGCCGTCGAACGGCGGCGTCGAGTTGTCTGAGACCCTGTGGGACAACCTCGCCAAGTCCGGGGCCCGGATGCTGGAGACCAGCAACGCTTGGGTGCCGGGGATGGGCACCGTGGCTGAGCTGACGTGGGATGCGTGGGTGGCGCAGGAGGAGGGCCGAGTCCAGGACGGCGCGATTCTGTACGACGCCCGGATCGCGCCGCCTGACTGCGACATGTCCGATCGGGCATCGCTGACCGCCGCACTGCACCACGTCTACGCCGATTGCGCATGGAAGATCCCCGAGGGTGAGGACGTGCCGGATGTGGCACCGATCCTGAAACGGATCTGGTCGCCCGCGGCCAAGCCGGCCGAGTCCGCCAGGAAGTACCTCAATCGGCCGACGGTGTCTGATGAGGCGTGGGCTGACCCTGCCGACTGGTCGCAGATGGTCGACACCGATCGAGTGGTCGCCGACGCCGAACCGATCGTCATGTTCTTCGATGGGTCGAAGTCCAAGGACGCGACGGCGTTGGTTGGGTGCTGCGTGTCCGACGGCCACATCTTCAGGATTGGGGTGTGGGAGCCATCCAAGGACGAGGAGGTCAACGTGCACGCCGTCGACCTGGCCGTGAGGCAGGCACGGGACCGGTGGACCGTTCAGGGGTTTTTCGCCGACGTCCGGGAATGGGAATCATTCACCAAGGTGTCGTGGCCCGAGCTGTTCCCCGACCTGTTGGTCAAGGCGGTCCCGTCGGGGAAGATGCCACAGCCGATCGCGTGGGACATGCGGACCCACACCTATGAGTTCACGACCGAGGCCGAGCTCACCGCGACCGAGATCGAGGGTCACGAGTTCACTCACTGTGGTGACTCGGCGGTGGCTCGACACGTCGCCAACGCGACACTCACCCCGAACCGGTACGGCACTTCGGTTAGTAAGGAGTCCCCTGATTCGCCCAAGAAGATTGACGCGGCTGTATGCGTGATCGGGGCAAGAATGGTAAGACGTCGACTCCTTGCCGCACCCCGGAAGAAAACCAAGCAGCCAGGTAGGGTGCGTGGCAGAGGTAGAAGGTAGAGCGCATGATCATAGATGACGACGAGGAACTGCGATCGGTTCTCTCCCACCTCGGCCGCAGCCGAGACCAGGAGCGGACACGCCTGCAGAAGATCCGCAGCTACCTGCGCGGCGACGAGCCCCACGGTGTCTACGTCCCCGACGAATGCCGCGCCGAGTATAGGATGCTGGTCGACCAGGCCCGCTACGACGTGACCCGGCTCCTGGTCCGGGTCCCGGCGCAGTCGCTCTTTGTCGATGGATATCGCCGCCAGGCAGACACCGGCCGCCCGGAGGACGCCGACCACAGCGTGTGGGGATCGGTGTGGCAACCCAACCGGATGGACGCCCGGCAGGCCGGAGTGCATCGTGCCGCTCTCGCATACGCCGCCAGCTACGTCACCGTCCTACCCGCCACGCCCAACCCGGTGCTGACTCCCTATTCACCGTGGCGGTGCACCGCACTCTACGACGATCCCGCCAATGATCTGTGGCCGGAGGTGGCGCTCACCGTCGAGCGGCCCGACGCCAGCATGGTCGACGTGGTGGACCAAGTGGCACAGCAGTTGATCGGGCCGATCAAGGCGAGAGTGTGGGACAGCGAAGCGGTGTGGGACCTGACTTGGCAGGGGGAAGTCAAGGACGTTCGGCGATCTGAGCACGGGCTCGGTGTCTGCCCAGTGGTCCGCTTTTGGGCCGCCGACGACCTCGACGGTGAGAGCTATGGCGTGGTCGAGCCGATGCTGCCGCTACAACGGCAGCTCAACCAGGTCACGTTTTCTCTGCTGATGGCCCAGCAATTCGGGGCGTTCAGGCAACGGTGGGCCACCGGGATGGTCATCGAGGAGGACGACCAAGGTAACTCGGTGTCACCCTACATCTCCGCCGTCGACCAGCTATGGCAGAACGAGTCAGCCGACGGCAAGTTTGGCGAATTTTCTGAGACTCCACTCAGCGGCTACCTCGACAGCCGCGACAAGACGGTGCTGCAGGTGGCCGCCTCGGCGCAGATCCCACCACACAACATGCTGGTCGGGTCGGGTGTCACCAACATCTCGGCCGAGGCCCTGGCCGCCCTGCAGCACGGACACAAGCTCCACGTCGGCGAACTGCAAACAGCGTTCGGTGAATGCTGGGAACAGGTCCTACGCCTCGGCGCGAAGGCCATGGGCGACACCGACACGTGGGACGACACGTCTGCTCAGGTGCATTGGCGGGACACCGAACCCAGATCCGTGGCCCAAGTAGCTGACGCCCTCGGGAAGCTGGCCACCATGCTCGGCGTCCCCGTTCAAGCGCTGTGGGAACGCATCCCCGACGTGACCGATCAGGACCTTGAGCGGTGGAGGACGCTGGCGGCACAGGACGACGTGGTCTCGGAACTGCGCGGCATGCTCGACGCCGAAGCCAACGAGGCCGAGGCCGATCCTGGGGCTGTTGACGTCGGGGTCTGATGCTTTCCACCATCGCGGTCCAGCTCACCCTTGAGCATCGTCGCCGGGTCGGGAGACTGGCCGACCTGACCGCCGCGGACGCTGAACCACACCTGAGGTCCTTCGACTCGGCCGACATTGACGGGTGGTGGCAGCGGGTCGCGAACCTGATCTTGTCGGTGGTCACGGCCGGGTTCGACGTCGCCGGTGCGCTCGCCGGCGACTACCTGGCGCAGCACGCCGCGATCGAGGGGGTGTCACTGGACCCGGTGACTGCCGAGGTCGACGTCGCACGGGTCATTGCTGCCATGCAGGCCCAGACCGTGGCCAGAGCCAAGAAGCAGATCGGGGACGGCCAGGACAGCGACACTGTCCGCCGGCTGCTGCTGAGGCGAGGCACGGGCACGGTGCGGCGGTTGACGGCTGCCGGGTCGCGGGAAACGATCCTGGAGACCTTCGACCAGCGTCCCGTGATCGTCGGCTACCGGCGGGTCACGGCGTCCGACGCCTGTTCGTTCTGCCTGATGCTGGCCGGCAGGGGAGCGGTCTACCGGTCACAGCAGGCAGCCTCGGGTGTCGCCGGCAGGCCTCGGGGGAC